GAACACTGGAACCTTGTACTCTTGTCATAAGAGTTGGTCCAGGCAAACATCATCCCAAGTTCATCTTCAAGTTTGATCATTGGATCAATAGGATTTTTTGGAACAATGTGATAGATGCCCTGTGCAATGTTGGCTTCATGATTTGCTCTATACAACTCTTTGGTGATTACAAAACCACTATTTTGAAGGATAGAGTAGGTGTTAGATATCACATCTCTATGTGATATAACTGTGTAGCTTTTACCATGGTTAGGTAAAAGTGCGTTTTCCAGGTAATTCCTGGTAGTCTCTGATGGCTTTTTATAACCCATATTTAAACTGTTAAAATTTAAACAAATATACTAAGAATAAACTTAAAAAGTTTACTCTCAGTACAATTTGTTTCAAGAAATTGAAAATCAATTAGAACAATGCTAACTGATTGGATGGAACTGTTAGGATATTATTTATCTCAGACTCTATGTCTTCAAGATAATATCCCGTGTTGATATCATAATCTTCCCATTTAGGTTTAACAACCATCTTGTTGTACAATGTCTGAAGCCATTTGCCGGATTCAAGTTGTATCTCTCTTCCGTCAACTTCATTCACTTTGGTTATCTTAACACCTTTCTTGGAGATATAATATCTGTTTACTTTTTGAAGGTTGTCTTCTGTAAAAGCACCGTCTTTAATATACCGGGCCACCTGTTTCCATTCACCTTTTGATTTGGCTCCAATACAATAATCAAGAATGTTCTTATTGCTTTGGATATAATCATGCGGCAGGATACCATTAATGAAATAAGCATACACACCTTTAGCAACTACAAGTTTGGATTTGTTTTTATGAAGCTGTAATTCATGAAAATCAAACCGACCCTTAGTCTTTACAGGGGCATACATAAACTTATCACCATTCACCTTATAGAGATAATGGGGATTCTCATCCCTGATTTCTCTCCATGCTGTAATATCAGTCTCTTTGTAATTGTTTACTGCAATGTAATTGTTTACATCTGCTAGCACAATCTGCTGATATGTATCATGCTCAAGCTGAAGACTGGTGATTTGTTCCCACTCTTTACAGATTTCCATATAGTCATCATAATACTGTCTAGGTATTCTTGTCTCTAGACCATCTGTATTCTGCATAAGAGCAACTGCATTAGGTATCCGGGTCATTATCATCTCATAAAGCATCATGAGACTAAGCTGGCCATTAACAGTGATACGCATACAGAACTCCGGATCATAGAAGAAACTATCTGCATCATTACTCAAACCATATGTACTATTAAGAATGATCTTATACACATAGTTCATTGGGTCCTTCTTTGGGATTTTCTTTCTCTCATTGAAGAACCATTCATACTGATCACAGAATTCTTCTTTAGGGAAGTGGGCCGGTGCCCATTTATTCCTGATTGCCAGGTTAGGATAGAAGCTTACCACATCTGAAGTAATAATCACATGATCATCATCAGATTTGTAAACTCCGGAACTCCTGGCACCATGAACTCCGCCTAGACCAAAGTCTGTCTTCACACCCTTGTAATTAACCGTGTGCTTAAAAGAACCTTTCAGATTATCTCCCTTCAGTTTAACTTTCCTGAATGTATCAAGAAGATGGTTAAACTCTGGAGATGTAAATTTGATATACGGGAGAATGATATCATTAAGTTTAATCACATCCCTGCGGGTCCTCATGTTTTTGATTTCCCTTTTTTCCATGTTGAGCTTCTGAGATAAATAAAAAGCAAACAACTCTTTACTTATCCTTGGCTCAGAGGCACTATACAGATTGATACCATACTTATCTGTCAATGCTTTTCTCAGTTTGATTTGAGAGGAAGACCTTTTGAAGATCTCTTTAGTAGACCGTACATCATTAAGACAATACTCAATAATGAGATCTATTTCCTCCATGGTTTTGATTTCAGTGCTGTGATGGATTGGCATTTCAAGAATGTTTTCCCAATCCATGCTGTACTGAATCCATTTCAAACTGGATCTCTTGGCCGGATTATCCCAGTGGTTTAACTTGAATATGTCTATTTGACCTACATCAAGCTTCCATTGTGGATACTGCTGCCATTCCTTTTTGTCTTGTTTACTAATGCATTCCTGTGCATACTTGTAAATCTGTGCACTCTTACCACAAGCATCATAGCCGGCCCACTTACGGTGATTGGCCAATATATGTTGGGTAACTTGTGAGTCAAAGCTGAGACCATTGAAAGATATATGCCATTCTCTCTTTTGCTTGTTCTGTTCCAGGAACATTATAAACTCATTGAAATCATCTCTTAGGTTGTGCACCACAAAGACTTTCTTCTCATTGGTTTTATAATGCTCAAAGCATGCAACAAAGCAATTGCTAAGAGTCTCATAATCCATTATCCAGTGTGTCATATCAGTTGAAAAAAATGGGGCAGATTTTAACCTGCCCCACACGAAATGGAAACCAAACTTATGCCTTATGCGGGCATAATTATCTTTGGAGTTGCTTGATTGACATCTGTTGCATTAACATCTACCATGTACTGTTTGAAATCAAATGACTGTGCATTGATAGCAAACAAATGGATGAAGGCTTCTATATCAGCTTTATCTGTGATATAGTGCTCTCCAAATGTTTCAACCAAAACTCTCTGTTCTTTAACAACTTTACCGGTTGATGGGTTTGGTGCCTTTAATCTTACGGGCTCACCATTCTCATCTAACTTAGGCAGCATATGAAAAGATTCTTTTTTAACCTTTGATATAACTGCCAGTATTCCAGAACTGGGGTCATACATTGCCTCTACATAGGGGCATTCAAGACTTGCGGGGACTAAGCCAAATGACTTAGCATTTCTAAAAGCTGAATGAATCAGCATCATGTTGGATCCAATTGTACTCATGTTGGTTTTTCGTTTTGGTTCAAAGATATGCCAACATCACTCAATAATTCAACCACTTCAGAAAGTTTTTCATAAAGTGTTTCCTTATTCATGTTAGGCTTGTTACATAACTCATACACAGATTCTATTACAGATACAGGAACATTAAGTTCTTTTGCATACTCTGCATGATAGATATCTGGGAATAAAAATGCTGTAACAAAGCTTGCAATCTTACCACTCTTTCCAAAGAAATCTTCAATGGTATCCTTTGAAATTGAACTGAATTGTGAATACTTACCTTTTACAAACATCTCAAAGTCCTTCTTAAAAGGAGAGAAGTCAAATACATAAAGATGTGTATCATCACTCAGCTTGTGATACTCTTCAAACAAAATGTTATTCTTTAGGCCGGCTTCAAATGTTTTGAACTTATCATTCATTTCTACATTATATACACATAGAAACTTAATGTCCTCTACACCATACACTCCATCCCAACAGATATAAGTCTCTGCCGGGGTGAAGGGTACATTCTTTTTAATTCTAAGAAGCGGGTAAAGAAATACTTTACTCTTTTGAAAATATTCAGTGTAAACTCCGTTTGTCATAGTACAATCCTTTGTGTTAGAAACATGTACGGCAGGCTGTAATTTCTCTGTTCATAATGATACTGAGCCATATCAAGTGCAGTTATTAAACTTACACTCCAACTGGTCAGAGTTTCATCTGCTACATCAAATACATAAACCTGATTGTACTTGTCAATAACCACAAATTTGCACATTATCTGGTAATCTTTTTCATCTTCAGTAAGATTTTCAAAAACAAGTCTTCCATATATGGCCATCTGCAGCCAATAGTTATAGAAGTCAATGGTCTCTTTGAAGTCTGAAATAGTTTTAGAAGTTGTCTTCAGATCACATATCACCACCTCTTTTCTTTCATCATCAATCTTGTAATAATCCACAATACCTTTTAGGCCAAATGAATAATCTTTCAGTTTCTGAATCATTAAGGGTTTTTCAACAAAGCTTTTGGCACCATCAAGTTCAAAGTCTGTCTGAGAGGCATTGAATAACTCCATTACATCTTTGTTTTCTTTGATGATATCAACCTGCTCTTGGCACTTTGTTAATGTATCCTGATCAATAACATCAAGCTTACTTGTATTCAGATACTTCCAGTAAACATCATTATCCTGGGTCTGGATCTTTTCAAGTCTCTTTGAATCTTCCTTCAATGTCTGATAAAGATTCTCTGATTCTAATGCATCTAGTATTAACTTCTGATGATTGGGATCCGTGGATAGTAATGACTCAGGTTTAAATGGCTGGTCCTTTAATAAATAAAGTACCTTCTTAACCGAATCAGTGGGAACTTTTGAAGGAATGATGTTAAACTTATTCTTTAAGTTACCTGGTTCAAATAACAGACAATGAATAAGTTTGCCTTCTATTAGATGCTTATCTGTTGACTCTTCTCTCTTACCAAGAACATAGTCCCGGTAGAAGAGAGTTGGAGAAAACATGAGCTTGTTTATGGATGAATAACTAAACTGGAATTCTTTGGAATAGAACTCCTCTTCTTTTGTGAAATCTCTTTTCATTTTAATACTGGTAATCCTAATTGTTGTGCAGCATAGTTAATATGCTTGCTTGTTGTTATGGACCAATGACCAAGAGGTCTAACATATTTGTTTTTAACCTCTGCCACTTTTGTCTCATAGGAGTATATAAACTTATCTGTCTCAGTAATGAGCATGCATAAGTTCACTTTGTACCTTGGGAATTTTTTAATTATCATAACTTAAAGTTAAGGAGTGGGTGAGCCGAAGCCCACCCATACTATGGCTACTCCTTAAATACCATTACTCACCAAGAGTCATCAATTGATACTTTGGTGAAAGTTTGATTGCATTGATATCAATAGTAAATGCTCTTTCATTACTGTTGTAACCAAGCATACTATCCACAACATGATTGAAGTACAAAGCCACTGATTCCCTAAATGCAAATTCAGTTAATGCTTTATCCGCACTTAGTCTACCTATAAAATAATTATAAGCATGTGGTTGATTCAAGGCTGGTCCTGTGAAGTATGCTGAAAATGCTTTCCTAAGAACTTTAAATGCGGCACTGTTATATCCTCTTGTTTCCTTTAGTCTAGAACCAAAGTAATAACAAAGCATTGCAATCTTATCATAGGAAGTTTTCATGTTTGAATTGGCCATAATACTTACAGCTAACTCACGGTCCTCATTACTTGCTTCAATCATCTTCACCAGGTTCCTGTAGTCCTCTTCATTCAATGTGGTCATATGCTTATCAGCAAATGAATACATGTGAGAATCAAGTACAAGGTTACCTCTAGTGATTATGTCATTCAATTCCTTAGCATTTTCATCAGTGATATAAACAATGTTGCTGTAATCAGTGATGCTGTGTCTAAAATCATTAAACTTAGAACCAAGTTTTGAATGAGTAAATCCATAAGTTGGTATCATGTTGATTATAAGCAGATCATCCTTGTTTGTATTTACAAGAAACTTCATGATCTTCTCATATGCTAGATGATCAAATAAGTCTTTAACCAATTGATTATTCTGTAATCTATCCAACATCACATTATACTTGTTGACTATTCTTTCATAACCACTTCTGGTTAAGAAACCGGAAAGACTGTTGATTGAAATAATCTGGTAGTCTGCTTGACTACTATCTTTAACAATCTTACAACCATGTTTCTGTTTCAAAATATCAAACTTGTCTCTTGGAAGATTGATATCAGAATGCCTATAAAAAGACTTGCCGTTTATCTCAGTCTCATCTGGAGTCTTAAGTTTAGACATACTATTTGTAAAGTATGAAGTTTGCTCAAACTTAAAAGCATAGTTAGACTTTGATACCAAAGACCCCATATGTTCTATTTCTATGCGGTCTTCTGTTATAGCGGTTAAACCGTTAAGATTATCTAAATTGAATGTAATATTAAATACTCTGCTTGCCATAATACTTTTTGTACTGAGGTTTTAACTCAACTTTAAAAATATAGAGATCTCTATTTTCAATCCTGATCTCTTTTCTAACAATACGTTCCAGATACTTGAATGATATATTGTCCAGTTTATTATGTTCTTCTAACCATTTAATCATATCAAGTGCTTCTTTGTATTTGAAATTACTATATCCAGATGTTTCCATCCAATACTGCACATCTTTGTTTTTATTAAAGACATACATTCTTGAATAGCTTTCTTGAGCAAATTCCCAAAGCAAATGAAAATTACAAGTGTAATCAATTGTTGGAATAATCTTACCAGCAATCTCTCTATCATCAACATTGGAAGAATTCATGTATCTGATCAGATCTTTAACAAGCTCTTCTGTTAAGGTAATCTTGTTAGCAGAGGCATTTACAATAGTCTCAGCATCTATAACACCATAGTTACCCAGTTCAATCTGATAAGCAAGATTCAAGGCCAAACCTGTAATCATGTACCTATCATACATAGCACTATCTGTATCACACATGTAAGATCTATTGCCCAATGCTGTTACCTTATCATCAAATAAAATACCTACACCACTTGATTGAATCCAATTATCAAGAAAGCTTGTTCCAGTTTTAGTTTTCTTTAGAATCTCATAGTTCCATACATTTGCTAACATTGCTGTTGTAAGAATAGCATCACCGTTTCTAAAGTCCCTATAGAACTCATCATGTGTGATTATAAAATCAGCTGTCTCATAATCATTTGTTACAGTAATCTTATGTTCTTTAAGAGCGGCCTTAATTCTATCCTGAGATACAGGACACAATGGAAGAATGAATGCTTTCTTCTTGCTTCTGAAAGTTGTGTCATCAAGAGTGTTTGTTTCAAGTGCACTCTTTATTTTTTTATAAACATCATCATTAGATGTAACCATTACTTTTTCAACACTATCTCCGGAAGAAGAAAGTACCCCATATTCAGGGGTACCTTCCAATCCGTAGTGTTTCAAAGCAGCAGTATCATAAATCTGATAAACTGACTTTGTTGCCATTACTTAATTGTCATCTTGATGATGCTTGGATCCATCATCATTTTATTGAACTTCTGCTTGTTGCCATTGAAGATTGTTCTTACAACAAGATATTTCAAATCATTGGTGAAATAATCTTTGGTGCAAAGAGTGATCAACCGGCTTGTGATCTTCTCTGAAATAGTGTTGTCTTTAGAATACACTACTGCAAAGTTTGCTAACCTCGTTGCCAGGGTTGATGCAATATCTGCACGATATGTATCACCCTTACCCACACAAGATTCCAACTGAGCCAAGATTGTTTGCTCATTATCAGCAAGCAACAGATCCTTTGGAGTTACCAGTTTATCAAGTTTGTTGTTGATAAAGGTGGTAAACATACTTGCAAATGCATCACCAACAGAACCTTCACCAATCATCTGAATCATTGACAGATTAGATTCAAAATCTGCAAAGCTTGAGATGGAGTTAAAGAATGTAGTGATGGATCTTGAGTTAGTTTCCTGAGTCACAAGTTCAGGATGCAGAAGCAGGAAGTTGATACAACGGGTATCAATGCCGGCTTCTTCTGCCCATCTGGCCCATACATTAACATCATACTTCAGATTAGCAGTGATGTATCTGGTTTTCTGTGCAGCGTCAATGCTGTTAACCATATAGTCACCATTGTCTGGATTTGCTGTTAGGATAATGTGCCAGTCTTTTGGAAGAGACCATGAGATGTAAGTCTGACGGTCAATCAATTCCATGACGGCCTGGATGAATCTGGTATCTGCACGGTTCCAGTCATCCAACAATAGAATGCCACCTTCTTTTTTATCTGCAATCCATTCTGGAGCACAGTATGACATCCTGTTCTTACCGGTCATTTTGTATCCGTTCTTCAGATACTCAGCAACGGCAAGTTCATCAACCCACAAACCAATCTTCTTTACCTGGCCTTCACCAAGCTTTGCCATGTCATTAGAAGCAGCAGCTCTCTGTGCAGCAGTAAAGTTCAACTCATCAGCCTGTGCCACTCTCTGTTCCTTATACATTTGGAACTGACGAACTGGAAAACCAACCAGGTCACCAAGCTCTTCAATCTGAGCCAAGTTCAACTTTACAAAGTTGAGATTATTTTCTTTGGCTATTTCAATAACAGTTGAAGTTTTACCAATACCAGATTCTCCAAGTACCTCAATGGATACGGGATTTTTACCTTGTGCTTGCAAGAAGCGGTTGTTCTTAATAATGTGATTCACGAAGCCTTTCAGCTCATCAATGTTTAAATTTACGTTTGCCATAGTTTTTTTAATTTAATTTTATTGTTCTTCCGGGTAAGTAATCTACCATGTTTGACTGACTGCTAAGAACCCAAAGGGTATTCTTAGGACAATCATGAGGTGCAGAGCACTCACCATCTGTTAAATATATAAGAGCAGTATAACGCCCATGTTCATTAAAGTGGTCAATAACAGGTTGGAAATCAGTCCCACCTCTACCTTTGATTTGAAATTCCTTTTTAGGATTGAAATCTTCTACAGAGTTTAGTCTTGAATCACACTGGGCAATAGTAATCTTATGCCCGGTCTTATGCATATGGTGCAATTCATTCAAGAATTCTTCCAACTCTTTGTTGTTCACAGACCCTGAAGTATCTATACCTACAAGAATGTGATTTTTAAACTTAATCTTAAGACCAGGATTTTCAATATATCTCTTATTGAATTTCCTCCTAAGCTTTTTAGTGTAAGTAATACATGAATTACCTACAAATCTTCTGAGATAACCCTTCCAATCAAACTTTGGTGGTTCAACATGAAAGAGTCTTTCCATAATTTGTGCAAGTTCACCAGGTACAGTACCTCTTCTTTTCTCAGTTTGTTCTGCAGTTTCTTTGAGCTGATGCTCAATTTGCTTCTGAACCAACTTCTTGTCTGCCTCAGATAACTCATCAAAGTCTTGCCATCCAGGATGACAGTAAGGACTGTTACCATCCATTTGATTCAATAAAGAATCTAAAGATGGTGAAGTACCGTCTTGCTGAGCTTGCTGTAGCAAATCATAATAAGTGTCAGTACCTGCTTTTGGAGGAAGATTCAACTCAGGGAATGTGTTTAGTGTCAACCCACCATCTGGAAGAAAGTCTGCACCAATGTACTGATTGATTTCCAAATCTGCCGCTATGTTGAATAGCTTCTTATCAGGATACAAATCACCAGTCATAAGATGCCCAAAGGAAATATGCAGGAGCTCATGCTTGATCAAACCTATTCTATGCTTCTCACCGAGACTCATAAAATAATCTGGATTGATTACAAGCTGTGCACCAATACCATGTTTCTTTACACCTGCAGTAGGAATAGTTTTGATATAGGACTTATTCAAGCCTATAAGGAAGAGACCATAGAATGGCTCATCCAGAATTAAAATTTTGGAGGTCCTTGAAACCTCATCTATAACATGTTGCATTGTTACCAATTAAATTTAACATCAAGATCTTCTATAAAGCTTTTGCTTATAGTGTTTGTTGGTAGCCATAAGGGAAATACATACTTAGTTACGTAGTGTTCAAAGCATTCTTTAAAGTTTTCAGGAAGATCCTTACACTCTTTTATTCTCTGATAATAGATTGTGAGTCTAAGACTTATTCCATTTTTAAAAGAGATATCTTCTCTGTCTTTAAAGTTTTTTATGAATTCAACTCTTTTATCTAAGCTCATGCATTTTGCAATAAGTACCGGGAACTCTACATGAAGATCCATATTTCTTATAGTCTCAACAGCCAAATCAAAGTCATCTTGTGACGCATTCAGCATTTTGAGAAGGTTTTTAAATTCTTCTAGGGTAATACTATTGTTCATTTTCAATTGACATGTGCTGGATATTCTTACAATCCAACAACTCTATCATTACACCGGGGTTATTCTTATCATACACATACTCAATGAATACAGGAATAATTACATCTGCATTATCATCATCAATCCAACCATAGTTAACCATATCATCCTGAACTGTTTGTGCGGGATTGATATAGTCAAACTTATGCCGGCTGTTTCTAATGAATGTTAATCCTATTCTCACTGGCAGAGTACAATTTGCAATTGCTTTCTTGAATTCATCAGCATACTGTTCATAGTATGCTTTTGAAGTCTTTCTGTAGTTAACTACAGTTTTGCTTGCAATAAAATACTTACCGGTCCACCGTCTACCATTCTTGCTACTTGGAACATTACCTGGTATAAACCATCTATTCATGTTTCTATTTTTAAAATTGATTTTAACAAAGGCTTAAGATGCTCATGAGTCTTTTGTAATCCAAAGTTCTTTACAGCATCTGATATATCCTTATCCAAAGATAAGAAACTACCGTCAATGCTATACACTTCATTGTATCTTGTAATAGCCTTCATACCTGCTTCATCATTGTCAAAAAGAGTCACCACTCTTTTATACTTCTGAAGCAAATGATTTACAATGAGAGGTTTTAGAATACTATTCTCACTATCTGGAGCAATTGCTTCTACGTTATAACCAATACTCTTCAGGCACATGGCATCTTTTAAAGATGAACATATGACAAGATAAGGTTGATTATATTTCAATTGATCTATACCCTGGACATGGGAAGATATCTTTAAGAACTTCTTCTTTCTGTTATAGGGCTGATAGATCTTGTATATCTCACCATATTTAGTGAAATAGCCATAGATGTAATCACTCTTTACTGTAATTCTTTCAGAACCTTTTGTCATCTCATAGTATTCTATGGGCCTGACATTGTATTCTTTAAGAATCTTTGAACCAATGTTAAATCTTAGCCAGAATTTAGCATCATGCTCAAACCAACTTCTTTCAGAAAAATAATTTACCACCCAGTTTTCCTCTGGTTTCAGAGTAACTGCTGTGGCACCATTCTTTTTAATGAAAGCATTGTAATCATTTATCATTTTATTTACAGCATCACCATAATTAATCTGAAATAGATGCATTATCAAATCAATCTTACTACCTTGCTTGCCAGTTGAAAAGTCTTTGAACTTGTATTGCATTACAGACTTGTCAACATAGATGTACATGCTTGGTGTTTTCTCAGATGGATTAAATATTGACCTGATCTTTTCTCTCTGGCCAGTAAGTGGTGTAGTTAAACCCAAATAGTATTGGAAGACCCAATAGCTTGGAACTTGTGATTCATGAACAATTAAGTTTTTTGTACTTAACATAATTAAAAAGAGAGAGGGATGTTACTCCCTCTCTCCTAAAAATTATAAATCAAAATCAGAACCAGTAGTCTCACCAAAAGGATTGAAGTCATCAACCGGGGCTGATGCTTTCTTTTGAAGAGGCTTGATATGTTCTTCTTTGTTAAACTTAAGAAGTCTTGATGTTTCAACACCAATTGCTTCCACAGGTACTCCATCTTTGGATGCTCTTGGGAGGAACAAATCATAGTTAACATAACCTTCTTTGTTTTCCCACTCACGGCCACCAACACAAGCATTAATAAATGCACTGTTACCAAGAAGCCTATTGCATGATACAATAAACTCCTCAATTGTCTGGGCTTCAATTGCATCTAGCTCAGCTCTCTTACCAAGGGTTTCAGAAAGCATTACCATGGCCTTTAGGATTTCAGTATCTCTACTGATAGTTCTACCGGTGGGCAGAGTTGTGTCCTTAAAAGGATAAGGACTCATCCTAACCCTACCAACCTGACCTTCATAACGGGGGCCGGCAGGATTGCTCTGGTCTTTCAGAAAACCTTCAAAGTCTCCGCCTACTGGCTGACTTTCTACATGCAGCATTACATTGAATGCTTCCTTGTCATAAGGAGTTTGTTCTAGAGTGATAGAATTGATCTTCACAACTTGGTTACCAACACTGATAACGGGTTTAGCTTTACCACTTCCTGTGGTGATGTCTTTTGTACTTAACATAAACTTTAATTAATTATTCATTTTCATACTTCAAGATAGCCTGTCTGACATACTCCAAATCATTTCCAATAAATGCTTGGTCAAACATTCCAATAGGAGCCTTACATGTATTTTCACCATTGTTCTGGGTTTCAAATACATAGTTCAGGGTGCCATCTTCTTTCTTTATAATGCGGGCAAATAATACAATTGAAAAGAGACCCTCTAAGGTGAGAGCATTATCAATCATTTTACCCACGGTCTTAGCCTTCACTCTTCTGTGGCCATTAACATCTGTTGATTCCTCTGCATGAGTGAGGAAGAATACAGTGAGATCTTCACGGAAGTCTTTAGGCATCTTGGCAACTTGTGCCAGGTTTGTTGCTATCTGAGTAAATTTATCATAGCCCTTCTCAAGAGCCTTGTCAAAATACTCAAAGCTTGACATGTACTGCCAGTCATCAACAACAATAGTTTTGATCTGTGGCATGTTGTCATTCACATGCTTCATTGCTTTCATGATACCGGGTGCTGTTGAAGCATTGGTCATGTTACCATTGGGATTCTCTCTTGAGATCAATGTGTACATGCTCTTCCAACCTTTGAACGGCAGTGGTTTGTTAGCAATGTTGATGATGAATGTTTCTGTTGGGTTTAGAGTTCTGATGGAAGTTGACTTCCCAGAACCTGATTCTGCAATTACTAATACTGATTGAGCCATTGGTTATTTAATTTTCTGTTCTATTTTCTTAAGTGTTTCTGCTATACTGATTAGTGCTTCAATTGCAGATCTGTGAGAGAATACTTCATCCGGGTTAGGTAAGCTTATTTGCTCTGGATTAGGTAAATCAGTGATATCAAAGATACTACTTTTATTTCGTCTTGTGTTAATATCATTGATAATTTTTAGCTCAGAAACAGGGACAATATGTCTCTGAAATCCAGAGTTACTTTCAATCAACTCATACTCTTCACGCCAGTGAGGATTATGTTTGTGTAGATAAAGAGTTCTCTTGGGATCTTCTGTTTCATAATCAATACTCACAAATTCTGTGTAGATATCAACTCCCTTCTCAAGTTCACTTGGAAAGAAACTGACATGTAATTCATCCTTACCAGATGGTCTATAAGCCATCTTAGGAATATATAATGCATCCTGGAGTTCATTGTTTATGAAATACTCCTGATGCTCTTCTTTCAATTTTTCAATCTTCTCTTTTCTTAATTGTGGTGTTAGAGATTCTTTCTTTGTACTTATCATAATTATCTTGTAGATGTTTGCGGTGTAGGCATTTCTGATATCTCCATTCTTTCAAAGTTGGCTTTAAAGAAACTCATTCTTGTATCACCATTCCTTGCTTTCAGGAAGTGAAGTACCAGTGTTTTGTCATCATCTATTATGTACCTATCTGGTCCATAATATTTGATTCTCTGTTTTGCGGGTCTGTTAATACCAACAAGAGTATCTGCATGCTGCAGCATAGCATCTGAACCAAAGATATCTGATTCAAGAATGTAGTTGCCATACTTACCATCTATTGCTCTTTCCGGATTGTCAATATTTCTATTGAGCTGGGACAGAACAACAAACATACATGGATACTGTCTTTTGGTTTGAGTAAAGAACTCACCTAACTCAAACAGCATATCTAAACTGCTTGTCTGGTATGGTGCTCTCTTTACTAACATTGTGTGATCTAAAGTGATAATAGTCTTCTTGCCATTATGTTCTTCCATATACATATCAATCTGCTCACGCATTTGATTTACTGTCATTGGTGTACTGATAATGTCAACTGGATATTTCACCCTTTGTTTTGCATACTCATGGCATTTGATTAGGACATCAGGACTTATCTGTGAACCGGCACTGCACAGTTCCTTATAAGTCTTACCGGTGATGGAAGAAAATTCTCTGAGAGCTGAAGTTCTTCCAACCATCTCAAATTGAAACTCAAGAACTCTGAAGTCATCATGCGGGTTTAGTGTAAAAGATTCTCTTACAATCTGATCCTTCAATAATGTCTTACCTGAACCTGGTCTTCCGCCAACTACAGTTAGAGTATTCCATTCTAAACCATCTGTTGTAGCATCATTAAACTTAGGCCAGGGTGTATAGATTGATTTCTCTTCACCCTTGGCCCGGTTATGCATGTACTTCAGTGCTTCAGTAAATGATCTGTACTGACCATCCCATGCTTTAGTTGGTTTCATTAAACTTACTCTGCTGGAGTTAAATCTGATTCAATAAATTCAAAAGCCCTACTGCTTCCTGTCATGTTAAACTGGTAGATAGTTTTTCCACAATGGTCATCATCTACTCTGATTTTAAATACAGAAGTATTCTTAAAGTAAGGAAGCATAATAGACTCTGATAGGTTTCCTGATAAGTAAATCTTCTTCTTGTCTGTTGATGTTACCCCTATGTTTGAAAAAGGTTCCCATCCACTAACTGTTTTGTAAGTATACTCTACTATAGGGTTTTCTGTGCAAGTGTAACCCGTATATAGAAGAAGCAAAACACCTCCATCAGGCATCTTTATCATTTTGAGAAACTCTTTTCCTGTAGAACTATGACAAATAGCTACTCTATAAGGATTATCAAATCCGTTTTCTACTGTTTTAGTTGTCCATTGTGCTTTACTTTCACTAAGTAAAGACATTAAAATTAAAAATATGTACTTTTTCATTGTTATTTCTTTTTAAATTCTTCAAACCATTCTATAATATATTTATCATCTACAGATTCAAAGTTCAAGGGTCTAACATTAGGGTCATTAGTTATTCTTTTCCAAATATTCCCATACTTTCTTAGTTGATGATTTTCAATAAAATCATAGAATGAAATTAAATCTTCCTCACTATACATTCTTTCAGCTTGCCATTTAGCACCATCTTTAAACGCTTTTATTTGGGGGAAACCTTTATTTTCTTCTGTAGAATCATAAGCAATTCTCTCAGCAGCTTCTTCTAATGTTTCTTGTTTCATTATTCGTAGTCTTTAATGTCATACATCCATTTATCCTGGTACACATCAAGTATCTCAATGTCAGCTTTACTTTTATATGCCTGAAGAGCACTTAAATAAGCTTCCCTTGACTTAAGAGGATAGTCAGTAATGTTGTTGGTAGATAACTCTTTGATTTTGATTCTAACAACATCACATAATGGGATATACCCGGTTAGTTCTGCTTTGAATAAGTCTTTGTCTGTTTCAAACTCAAAATTAAAATCCGGATTAGGTTCATACATATCCGGTTCAGATATTCCTTTTAGAAATATAGAGATTATATTGGCCCAGTGCTCTGTTGGGCACCGTGCTGCAATACTTCCTTTAACATAGACTCTCCATTCATCTATGTTGTTTACTGTGGCTTTTCTTACTGATACTGTCATTTTTTAAAAATAAATAGTTTGTTGTTGACATTCTTGAGTTCCCATTCAATACCACACTTGCACTTCTTTGTCTTTGAATCTACATTCTTGATATATTGTTCTACTGCATCATCTTCATCATCTGCATCCTCTGTCTCTTGTGAAAACCAAATTACATTTTTACAAATACATCTGTGGTCTACGTCAATCTCATAAATAGTTCTTATGTTATTGCAGTATGGCTCTACTGGAATGCCTTCTTCTTCTGCTGCTTCCAACTCTTCTAATCTTTTAACCTCAGCTTGAATAAGTCTGATCTGCTCCCAGTTACCAAATTCTAGAGGAACTATGTTCCCATTATCATAAAACTTTCCATTAAGTAGTTTTAATGCCATTATTTTTTTCTTTCATCTATATAACTAATCACAAAACCTACAGCTACTACTAGATTCATACCTAATGATGCTAATATCTCTGTAAGATCATGATAAACATTCAAATTTAGGTGAACGTGACCCACTACCCAAAATGGAATGGACAAGTTTTGACTTATCCAAACCACTAGGTAGCGTAACAAGCGGGTCAGTTCATTCACTATCTCAAAGATAGCTATTTTTTCTTTTTGGGATGTGGTAGTTCTTCTCTAACCATCCTTCAAAAGATAAGAAATGTGACCTATATGTATCATGATATCTCTTAAAAATATCTGACCAAACATAGTCACCTTCAATGTGCAAGATTTCAATCTCAAAGGTACCATCCTTATCAATCAAATCAAATTCAACAACCAAAGATTCACCATCTTTTGTTTTGTATTTAGCTTCAATCTCTAAAGTTATATCTTCAGGATCAAGCTTGTGTGATACTGTTGCGGTGGTATTAGAAGATTCTATCTTATACTCCAAATACCAATCACCTTCTCTTTTATATAATGCTCCCGTCATCATTAACTAATTTTGCAAATACAGGAGCCTGCCATAAAGGATACTCTCTATACAATTCCGGATATGTGTATTCATCAATGATAACAAAGTTAATCACCTTGTCAACCTTTTTGTAATCACCCGGATATAAAGGAAGACTTGTTAAGCCATGTCTGTTTGGACATTCAGATAACTCAACAAACATTTCCTCATCTACTACAATAACTTCACCTCTTTTTGGAACATTAGCTTCCTCAAAGTCTCTATGTCTAATCATAACTTTTCTAATTCTTCTTGTACTTCTAACCAATAGTCACCATTTACAATGATGCCTATCACATCTCTATTTGACTCAATGATTTCCTTAAGAGCAAGTAATGCACATTTTTTGGCTTTTTCTTTTTCAGCATTTGGACTATACCTACCTGTTTCATCACATGTTCCGTCAGCAAATTCTCTAAACATGTTCACTAAATCTTTTGCTTTTTCTTTTGGTGCTAGAATCATACTACTTTCTCATTAAATGTTTTAACTTCTTCTTTAAATCCATCTTTAACCATGTCACAATAATCAGCAAGTTCAGAATGTTTTATCTTATTCTTATCTTGCTTAGATATAAAGTACTGGCTTGTCATCATATAGAGATAGTCCTTGTCTTTATACTCATTGACATAAAGCTTTGTTGCTTCAATTACCTGGTCCCAGGTATAGTCATATGTGTCAAAGAACCATCTGAAAGAATCCTCAAGAGCTTTAGCATTTTGCCTTGCAGGTTTTCCTGATGGAAGTTTACCCGCTGGAAAGATTGCTCTATACTCTTCAATTCTTTTAAGAAAGTCATTACCCATTAGATTAATGCTTGTCTTCTTCTTTGACTTTATAAAGTAAGACTCTAATGATTCAACACTTTCTAAACCTAATTGAGTTAGGCTAACTTTCTTTGCCGGCTTATCATGAAGAACATAACCTTTTGTTATGAGCTCCCTGATATCTGTATCAAAGGTGGGAACTAACCGTGGGGATATCTTCTCCTTGAGGCATAATAGAATCATAAGTTGATTCGGTGTTAACCCCAGACTCAATATTAGCTGAAAGAATTTGAACATAGTTTTTTGTTTTGGATTTAAGTTGTAACAGGATTGTATTGAAATACTTATCCTTTGTGTATATATAATCTTCCGCACACTTTATCAAATTGATAATGCTGGAATGATCTCTGTTGAGATATCTGCCAATAGCACTCTTGCTATAGCCTTGCTCATAAGCAAGCAAACAAAAAGCTGTCTTGTGAATAATGAATTCCTTTATTCTGGTATCAACACGCATGTTTTTAATACCAACAGTTTTAGGTTCATTATGATGTAACACCTCCATTACAAGAGATTCAATCACTTCAAGTCTTAATCTTATAATGTGTGGATTTGGGATATAGACATTAAATCTAATACCATACTTCTCAAGCATTATGTCTTTGAAGGTTTCAATAACATTAACTACTTCCTGTTCTATATCTCTCTTTGACATTTGATCTAAAGATTTCAAATTTACCATATGATTGTTGTTTTTCCTTGTGACTCAAGATGTTTATTTACTCTGTTAAACACATCATCATGCTTCCATTTACCGCCATTATATGCGGCAGATGCAGGATGTGAAACAAAGAATAAATGTTGCTGGTCCAGATCATCTTTCCATTCCTCTGCTTTCTTACCCATACAAACAACAGCCAGATCTTTATGACTATTGTTTATTTGTTCAAATAAGTAAGTAATGAATGGTTTCCAGATTACATAGTGAGAACCTATGTGATCTATTCTAACTGTAAGAGCAGTGTTAAGCATCAGAACACCTTGATTTGACCATCTGGCCAGGTTACAGTCTTTATCTTTATAGTCTCCATAGAGAGCATTAAAGATGTGCTGCAAAGATTTTTCTGCTTTACCTTTCTTACTACATGAGAATGAGATCCCATCTGCTACACCAAATTGTGGATAAGGATCCTGGCCAATAATGATAGCCTTTAAATCCTGATAAGGACATTCAATGAATGCATTAAAGATATCCTTGAAGATTGGACTAAATCTATTTCCTTCTGATGCTTCTTTTGAAAGAAACTTCAGAACCTTTTCAAAGTCATCACTCTCTAACCATGGGACCAGTATAGGGCCCCAGTCAGATGATGACTCTATTTTTTCTATGTACCTGCTTCTCTTGTCAGATATCAGATCATCTATTGAATTAATATTTTTCATATCTTTGTTTAAAAATTATGTCAGAGTTTGTAGAAACAATTGATTCTTGGGACTATACCAAGAACATTAAAGACCTTGAAGTAAACACCGGATATATCAGTGGTATTGAGAACATCCTTATCTTTTACATCACTAATATTGTTGAAGACCCATCAACCTTGGCCGTAACATTTAATAAGTTCAATGCAATTCTAAAGAATGAAGTGAAAGAAGAAGATAAGATTGAGCTTTCTGATATAGAAAGACACATGTATATCCTCTTCTCTCTGCTTCAACTCTTCAAAATAAAAGCATATGAACAAAAACTAAACGTCAAGATTGAATCCAATGTGACTAAAGAACAACTTCAGGAATATCTGATGGATGTAATGAAGGGTGATGATGCAACTGCAAAAGAGAAACTTGATAACATCATGTCTCTCATGAAGAGATCATCTTAAATTCATTCCTGAAAAATCACCTATTTCTATACATGCTTGTATAGCTAGGCTAAGTTCTGATTTATCACATTTGGCCAGAGATTTACAATACTCTAAGCCATCTTTTATGAAACAAAGGCCGGCTTTTCTTTTAACCTGCAATTTCATTTCATCAAATGTATAACCAATTTCATTTGCCAATTCTCTAATCATGGCATGAACTCTGGCTAGTTGAGCATGGGTACCTTTATCAGTTGAGACAGAGATGAATATTTCCACATGTGCATTGTCTGGTATATTCTTTAGAAAGTTTTTAACTCTTGTCTCTTGTGCTTTTAAAGGGTAGCTTAGCTCACCATCTACTACTGTAAGGTTTACAAATATGCTGTCTTTCATTCCCACAAGTGTGAGTCAGGATGTTCATCCTGTGGATCAGATATTATGGTATTGAATTTAATTTCTTTCTTACCCATAGTATCTGATTTAGGTTGATCAATCCTCAAGTTACAACTTAGACTCAAATTTTCTTTTTCTTTTACTTTCTTAATTTCTTGTGCTTGTTTGTTATTTTCCATTGTATGATTGATTGCACTCCAAAGATACTATTTAAACCTTAATGCTCTTCCAATCATTACAAATTCTTGACCACAAGATGTACAAGAATACTCCGTGGCATTTGGATGTACCAAGCCTAACTTCATACAGTTAGGACATGGTATATCACTTGGATAATAAGTTGGCTTTTCATCTTGCTCTGAGTTGTACTCACGCTCTTGATTTTCTAATGCTAAGTCTTTTGATTTTCCCATTTTAGTCTGTTAAAGGATTATAAATTTTAATTTTGTCTTGATCAAGATCTTTCAAAGCATCTTCCACCCATTTCTCATCAACAGTATTCTTATAGCAAAGAATGTGACAAGTTGACTTCTCATTTGGATTGAGCCTGAGCAATCTACCAATTCTTTGAGAAGTCTTTCTCTCATTCCCATATGCATGCATGATTATGCCGGCCTTAAGATTTGGGATAGTGATACCTTCATTTAACTGAAGTACACAAGAGAGTTTATTGATCCTGCCATCACTGAATAATTCCAGGTTATGGGCAGACATTGGGTTACCGGAATGATAGCTGTGTGTACAGATCTTATCTGCTTGCTTCTGTGTATTTGCAAATACAATACACTTGGTGGATACATTCTGGAGCAAAGACTTTACATAATCTTCCTTGGTTTTATAATCCATAAGAGCTTTCATTCTCATGATGGATGCAAACTGTTTGTTCTTTGGAGTATTTGCATTGTTCAATCTGTTTGTCAGATAAACATAGTCTTCAGCCTCAGATGTGTACCACTTGTTACCGGTCTTTGCCTCCTTCATCATTGTCTTTACCTTAGAAAGTTCAAGCATGTGCACTACTATCTGATAATCATTCAGGATAGATTGTTCTGTTGCTTCATCAACAGAGAACTTAAATACAATGGGGCAATATTTCTGCACCATTCTATACTTCTCAGTTGTCTTCCTTATAGGAGGAGTACCGGTGAGTCCCAATATCTTACCTTTAAACATAGATAAGAAAGGTTCATGGGATTCTAGTAAGCTGTGGCATTCATCCAGATAAACTATATCATAGTCATCCGGGTTATGCTTTGTTATAGAGATGTAAGTGCTATATGTAATGTGATCACTTAATCTAGTAAGATTCATTTTGTCAAGTTCATCTGTCCATGACTTCTGAACTGCAATTGTAGGAGTAACAACAAGAACTCTGATTAATGGGTTGTAGTTTTTCTGCAGATGCTGAATAGCAATTCTGGTTTTACCTACACCCATAGAGATTCCTAAGCCACACCTTTTGTAATTTTCTGTTTTCTTTAAAGCTTGTGATTGAATTATTTCTCTATTGGTCATTTTATTTTTAATTAAGGAACGATACCTGATATGACTAAATGAATAATAAAACCAACAATACTTGCAAAAATTACTACTGTACCAATAAGCCAAGTAAAGAAAACAATTGCATTAGGTGCTTTAAGAAGTTGAAATTTAGACCAACTACCAGATTCTACTTTGATTTTGTATGTACTGTACACATACAGCAAAATAAATAATGTTGAAAATGTTATCATGATTTTAAATATTAGTGATTCCACCAGGATTTGAACCTGGAACCTACAGCTTAGAAGGCTGTTGCTCTATCCAATTGAGCTATGGAATCATGGTCCCGTTTTCTCCTCACATTTAGCCCAACCACCAGTGAGACAATGATTGGATTTTGATTACAGAAGCTGTTTCCAGCCGTTACCACGGGCAAACTGAATCAGTGGTCAGGACAGGACTCGAACCTGTAAGGCACTACCCATTGTAGCCACCTGACCATATTGCTTGTCTTTCCAAGCTGTCACTATTTTCCGGTTGTCTGACTATTGTTTAGCCACTCATTCTCTCATACCGTTTGAGGGGAGCATCTACCTGACTACTTGCATCCATTCCATATACAGGGGAAAATACTTTGTGCAAAATTAGAGATTCATTAGAATCTCTATTGCTTTTTTCTTGTAATTCCTGTTCATCTTAACAAGATTAGACATTGCTATCTGGAAGATATCTTCCTCTGATAACTTAGTACTAAAGTCTCTTCTTGCATTCTTTTGGTTATGCATGGTTGCTACACCACCCTTACTAACCACAGTTATTGCAAGATTGTTATCTTTAAGGTTAGTGTAGTACCGGCCAGAGACCGCACCTACAGTTCTGTCTAAGCTCTTTGCTGTTTCTTCAAAGGCCACTCTAAGATTGCTTGGATAAGAGTTCACATTGTTCAAAAGAACTTTGTCATCCTCTTTACTCCAGGATTTTCTTTCAATTGTCTTGTTCATCTTCATTTGATTTTTCTTCTTTTACTTGTCTAATGATGCCTTTGATGATTGATAATGGATTTTCAGAAATCCATTGTTCTGTTTTCTCAACCAATGATACGGTTGTGAGGAACAGTAACTCTTTGTAGGAGAGTTGATGTGCAATCTCTTCAGCAAGTTTACTTTGTTTGTGATGTTTACTGGCAAGGTTTGTGCACATAGCACTAACCTTCTCTGATAATTCTTGTACTTGGGATTCAGACATGTCTAAAGCTTCTGCAAGTTTGTCTGCATCATGATTAAATGTTATTTTATTCATTGTTTTATATTCTTGTTTCTGAGTAACCTAATTCTTTTGCATCTTCTGGATGTGTTTCAATCCACTCATGGCAATTCCTACACACAGGAAGCCAGGTAGAAGTATCTAAATGATACTTCCCCCTGCCCTTCTTGTGGTGTACATCAGTTGCCACTTTAGTGCATTTGTAAATTTTTGCATGGCACATAGGGTTATTGGACAGATACTCTTTCCTTTGTTTGGAATAAGCACTGTTAACCTTGGACATTTTAGATGATACCTTTTTCACTTTGAGGTTTTAAATCTAAAAAGTTTGCGGGTAGTAAACCTTTGGACATGAAAAACAAAATTAAATCTTCATAGTTTATTCCAAGATCCTTGAATGTAAGTTTGTTTATATATTCCGGATCTACTTCATCAACTGGTATCTCTAATATCTCTCTACCAAAGGGACTATTAGAGAACACACTGAAGATCTGATTAAATTTCTTTGCACAGATAACCTGCTTCCATTTGTTTACTTCATCCTGAGCTCTTTGCCAGACCTTTTTGATCCGTCTTTTCTTGTCCCAGTGAAGTTCATTAACTTGTTCAGGTGTGTAAACATTCAGACCGTGCAATACTCTCTTGAATAGAAAGTGCTGATAAGGATTGAGCTTTGTATAGTCAAGTTTCTGACTATCTTTCTCTGCATAGAGTTGATATTCTGAAAGAATACCTAAATACTCATACCTTTCTGCTCTCTGAGAGAGTTTCTGAATTTGAAGTTGTTTTTGGATTTGTTGTTGTTGAATTTCTGTAAGCATATGTTTAATTGATTTAGTTTCTGTATAAAGAAAAGGGGGATTTGACTCCCCCTTTTCTGATTGTTTAGCTTAACTCAAATGATGAATCATCATCTACAATGACATCAAGATTGTTCTCAGGCTCCGGATCTTCATCACCCATGAGATCATTACTTATCTCTCTAAATACATCATTACTGATTGCATTAGGAGCATAGTTAGCATTGGCCTCACGGATTGCATCACCATTTGTGTGAGCAATTGTTTCATCCTCAGCATTAGGATCATGTGTAAAGAAAGTTTTCCTATAAATAGGTTGACCATGATAGCAGCAGATGATACCAGTTGTACCGGCAATCTTCAAGTCACGGTCTGGATCATTCTTAGTGAATGGTTCAAGACTTTCTTTAATAACAATCTTACCTGTCAGCTCAGTCATTTCATCAAAGCCGGCTTCCTTGAGATCATCAATGGTGCCGTGGATGAGAGTGCTGAGTTCACTCTTCTTTACCCAGTTGTTTGTTCCAAAAGTAATTCTCTTTTGAATTACTCTAACGTGTCCAAAGGTTGGGTTGGTTTTAGACATACGGATGTTGTTCCCCGTTTCATCAGGGATGATTTGAACTTTTTGCATTTTGTTGGTTATTTAAAAGGGTTAATTGTTTCTGTTAATCATCAGATCTATAAAAGTCCTCATCTACTAACTTCTCAATCTCATCAATCTCATGTAGTTCTGGTGTGAAGTCTTCTTCTGCTAAGAGTATTTCATACACTTCATCAGAGAAATCATCATCATCCAGACATGGTTTGCTGTTACTGTAAAGACTTTGGAAGGGATTATTATAGTCAGATGTGAATGCAGAAGCAATACCATTTAAGTCTTGTATCTCTTCATCATTAAGAATCAGAAAATGCTCAAGGGAAAGTTCAATTGTCCGGCCAGATGGCAACTGAAATAACATTTTATCTAACAAATATTGATGTAAAATTAGATAAAACAGTTGCTGTTCCTAAACAATTAACTTCTAAATAGTATTGTTTCTAAAAAATATAGTGTAGTCTTATAGCTATGACTACTAAATTGTGTAAAGAACTTTGAGTTCATCATCTATATCACTCAAACGTAGTTTTGCAAGCCTTGGAATATCAGAAGGTTTTACCTTCTTCACATAATTGGTAAAACAAGTTTCATTGTGATGAGAAAGATTACGCTCAGAGTCATGATAGAATAAACAAACTTTTGTTCTGCCATAATAGGGATTATATCCTGAATTCCAGGAGTCATCACCCATAACAAAGCCAAAGACATATGGCTCATTATTTATCATTACTAATAAACCCATTTCAGAAAGTATATCAATATTAAACTTAACATCAATATGATTTTTTGGTGCTTGCACCATAATCAAATCATGTAAGTTTAAGATCTCAACTTTCTCCGGATCATCTGTTAAGACATCAGTTATATATCTAAGTGGATAAGAATTTATGTTTCTTAGTA